AAAGCTGATATTAAAAGGTTGTCTGCCCTTGCTTTGTGTTCTGCCAAGTAAAAAATCACTGTTCTTGATTTCTTCCACTATCTTCTCAAAAGAATCATCCCCATATTCCTTAAGCCTTTTTCTAAGTTTAGGTACTCTAGGTGAATCGGATGGTATCTTGTTCAACTTTGGTATTCCAAACTCAGAAAGGGTATTCCAAAGATCAACAATGTTTTGATACACATATTTTGCTGATGGTTCTTCTTGAAAAGAAGGACAATCATCTACTTTAGTAGATGATAAAGAGTTATTAATATCTTTATCTCTTAACTCTAAACTCTTAGACTCTATACTCTTAACTCTGTCGGACATTTTGTCCACTTCCTTGTCCTCTATTTTGTCCACGTCATTGTCCACGTTATAAGCATTGTCTTTTAAACGCTCTCTGTAAGCACGTTTTTTGATTGCTGATGGAGTAGCACTTTCACTACCTACGATGTGATTGTAATTTGCTATTTTCAGGTTTCCATTATCTTGCTCATATATCAAACCAAGCTGTTTAAAGAGTTCCAGAGCAATCATTACAGTATCTACGTCAAAATACTTTGTATCTCTAACAATTTTCTTCACATCATAAGGAATAATCATTTCTCCGATGTGTGTTGTAAGTTCTCCCTGAGTATTAGCTGTTTTTAAACATAGCATCTGGTATAAGACTACATACTGACAGCCATTCTCTTGCGACATTAGAAAATCAATTGGCGAATCAGCTTGAAAAAAATCTGTCCGCAGCTTTATCCAATAGAATTTCTTATCAGAATCTTGCCCCATTATGAAAATTCCCCCTGATATTACTTTTTGTTGAATAATCATCTTCCAATGGCACATTCTCATTGGACATTGTTTGATAATCCCTTAATGCTACCACGGGTGTAGGGTGTCCTGTTGTGCACCACATTCCACAACCGCACTGACAAGAATAATTTGTTTCGTTGTTCGGAAGAATATTTGCAGTTATCAAAACAGGCTGATCTTTGCAACAACCATTTTTCATGTGGACGATTCCGACAACAGTAAAGCAGTTCAACACATTTTCTGCGCTATATGTAAATGATTTCTGTTTCATTATTCTCCTTTCTCCCCGGATTCTCACCGGGGCTTTATACTAAATGGCTTTTAGTCTGATCTGTGATAATATTCCTTGAGCCATAAAGGACACATTTTGCAATATATAAAGTGCTTAGTAAGTAATTTATGCAACACCTATTTATTTCGTGGGTGTATAAGCAAATTTTCACGATTAAATATCGTTTATGATAATTTCCTCGTTAAAGACAATTTAATTTTCTGTGTCGATTGTAGTAACGAGAGAAACGTCATTTTTTTTGAAATTAGACTTAGCTCTCTCACTAAGTTTTCGTCTTTCTTCCTCGGACAGATTTCTTTCCATTTTCTTTGATCTGAATGAAACCCTTGTTTTATCAGCCAGCGTGTAGAATTTACCTATAACAGCCCCGTCTATTGTTTCTTCTCTGTCCAATTTGTAGTTCTCCGGCGCAGCCTCACACATCTTATCGAGCTTAGTCATCATAGTAGAATCCGATGTGTAAATAGTTGCGTGTGAATCAGTTCTATTGAACTGTATTACTGTTTCCTGTTCTTCTAATGGCACTCCCACTTTTTAACTCTCCTTTACATTTCCTCATACTCTTCACAATATCCATCTTTTTCAACGTCAGAATCAGCAATATCACAATGCAGAACACTTCCCAAAAACCAATCTTTTTTTCTGTAGCTGTTCTTACAGGCAATGCACTGAAACTGATGCTTGTTTACAAAATCCATTCTTCTACAATCTTCTCTGCTATCACTCATCTGTCACCTCTTCTATAAAAACCTCAATCCTTGGTCTATCCTTATCTATGAAAAAATCATGGGTAAAGTTCTCTATGTTTCTCCAGCCGTCATTGTCAATCACCTTACACACCTGAAGGGCATCAGACACGCACTTTGAAATCATACAAAATACGTTATCTTTATCCCGTTTCATATTCGGCTCATAAATCATGTAATGCAGAATTACTCTATTGTCGGTGTGATAACCTCTAATCTGTGATCTTATCTCCCAAGATGCAGTTTCCATACAATCACGTTTCATGCGCCCGCCTTGCTTTGGGTTTCTGCCACAAGCTGATAAGTATTCATTCAAAGTTGGGAAAGTGCCCTGGATTGTAAAATGTGGCATTGTATTTTTAACTGATTCGTAATTCTCAAATTGCAATTTTCGCATATCAATAATTCCTGTTATTGTATTTCTTAAACTGCTGAATCCAGAGTATTTACAACTTTCAGATTATCGAATTTTAAATCCGATAAATAAGACTCCAATGCCCTCATAACAACCTCTGATTCTGACTTACACATCTTATAATCAGCAACAGTAAAGTCATGATTTCTGATGTTTGCCATAATCTTTGTGGTTTCAAAAACCTCGTTATTCTTGTCCATAATCTCTCCTAGTCAAATAAAGTTTTGTTTCTTCTGTTCCGTATTCTCTTTCGTATCTGTCATATTCAGGAACGAAAATATCCAAATTCCCATGAACGTTTAGATACTGTAAAACAAACCAAAATCCTAAACCTCTGTTATCAGGTTTCCATAAGCCGGATTCATCAAATGAACCACCTCTGAGAATAAAATCCCTTAGTAATTCCATGCTTGTCATAAGTTCTCCTTAGAGGTAGCTTTCGCCATATCTAGCACGAAAAGCCTCTCTTGCCTCATCCATCCAATCTTCTGCGCTCTGGTGCCCTAAGTTCTCATCACTCGCTAATTTATCAGCCATGTATTTGCGCTCCCAAGCGAGTTGACCTGCTATCTTTGATAGTTTCTCCGCAGCCGGATTATCGTGTATCTGAAACTTAACGCCATTTGAGGACATATCATGTTCAGAATCTAAAAGCGGAATCCAAACACCATCCTTCTCTGCAAGCGATCTTATACCACGTCCAAAAAGTAAATGATGACGAGTGGTTGTTGGAGTGCCTGAAAATGCGCTGAAATTCTCGTACTTCGTCACAATACTTTTGCTCATATCACACCTCTAAAAGTAACTGATCTGATGAAATAACTTCTGTAAGTGGAAGATTGTCTGCACACCATGAGCAAGTGCCACATGGGATAGGCTCAATCTCACCTTTTAGGAAACGCCATACTTTAGGCAACTTCATTTCAATTTCTCTGCCCTTATCCCATATAATCTTGTCTGGTATCTGAATAACCGCAATTCTCGGATGAGGTATGTTATCCTCTTTTTCCTTAGTTACTGCACAAATATAAAATGGATAATCCTTTCCCGTTACATTCAACATTACTTTTTTGTAAAAATATGCCTGTTCGATATAGCCAAAGTAAGTGATAAAATCGAGCCTTTCGCCCAAGTCTTTAGCGTAGTAAGTTTCCGAAATGCTCTTGCAAGTCTTTAAGTCAGTGATTCTCTTGCCGTCAAAACTATCTAATTTAACTCTCACAGGTACTCCAGCAATCTCAGATGTAAAAATCTGCTGTGTATCGCCCTTCATGTACTTCATAAAAAGTTCATCCTTAAGGCAACGCTGAATCATTACATCAGCCTGTTTGTACTTTGCCATCAGCTCACCTTTTTGAGTAAATATCTGAGGATTCTCTTCTTTGAACTCGTCAAGTGAATTATCAAAGAAAGCATCAACATAGCTGCCAACCATAAGCGCATCTGTCTTGGGTCTTTCATATTCGCCCTTGGCAATTGCCATAGCTTTGCACTCGCAAGCCTTAATCCCTGGTGTACCCATGAAATTCTTATATGTCGTGCAATCCACATAGTTGAGATTAGCTTCTACGCTATAATAGTTTTTACTTGTTATCTCCATCTGTTACCTCTTCTGCTGTAGTATCAACTGTATCTGCGTAAACATCTGTAGCTGGGATAGGCTCATCAGGCGTATTGTCAACATAGACAATGTTTCCGTTTTCATCTTCCACGCCCATATCGTGCTGATAAGCTGTTTCCATATCAACACTCATCATGCCCCACTTGCTGATAAGCTGACGAATCATTGTCTTAAGAGCCATTGCGTCAAAGTCACTTGTCCAGAATGAACTACTCCATCCCTGACGATATGATGCAGAATACTTCTTGGCGTGTGATTCCATCTGCTCTTTAGACCAATAGAGTTGCTTGATATAGCCATTAGTCATTTCAAAGTATGCATAATAGCCGACAACAGGGAGATTCTTTCTCTTCTCATAATCTGTGATAGCATCAAACACATACTCTTCCGTGATGGGATTGTATGATTTCAACTCACCCTCACGGATATCACAGGCATGAATACGGCGATACTGACCGCTGCGCATTGCCAACTGTAGATAACCACGATATGACAGTTGAAAAACAGCCTCTTTAACCTTTACTTCTTTTTCTCTGCCGTTCTCGTCCTTGATCTTCTTTTTATTGTTGAATGGCACAAGATAAAACATCTGCAACTGTGGGGATTGAGGCAGTTTTAAGCTGTGCCCCAAAAGAGCCGCAGACAAAATGCTTGAATTACTGCACTCTGCCAGCTGCGGATTTGTCTGAACTGCGCTAACCACGCTCGAAATGAATCTCTGTGATTCTTCCTTTCCGACAACAGACATGATATTGTTCTTTACCGCATCGGATTGAAGATATGCATTGATGCCCTGTTTCTGTGCTACCTGAATCTCGTTTGCCATCACTCTTCTCCCTTCTTAGGTACAAAATGCTCCATAAAGTAATCTCTCTTAGCAATAATCTCATCAAGCTCTGTTCTCTTCTTGAGGATTGCAGTTTCAAACTTCTGAGCAATACTATCACCGGAAACCTTAAGCTCATTTTCGTCGCAGCAAACAATGTCATAGCCATTAAGTTCCGCATTCCAATAAATGAATCTGATATCAGGCGTGCTAGACCATGACGAATCATCAAAGTAAGCAATAACCAAAGTAGGAAGTTCCTTGAAGTTGGCAAAATCAACAATCATACCAGGAAATACTTTATCTTCGCTGTTATACGATGAGTTCTTATCGCCTTTCTTAAGAATCTTGACATTATCGCCAACTTTGAAAGTATCAATACGCCTTGCATAGCGCATATCAACTTCTACCTTTACTCCATTGATTTCTACTTCTCTCATAAATTCTTCTGACATAACTTAATTCCTTTATGTTTTGATTATATTGTTTAAGTGAGATTTGACATTTTATCTCACCTCTCTTATAATTAAATACGTTAAGAGTCAACCATGACTTTTGACCTCAAGGCGTGTAGGGTTAAACCTATGCGCCTTCTCTCATTTATAGTATCTTGTGCCTGAATACTCGAATAAAAATTCCTTATTCTGTGATTGCCAGCTATCTTCAAGCCATGTTGCCTCAAAATATAACGCCCCGTCTGATTCATCCCATCCCTTTTCTATCTCTGCAAGTGCTAAGTGGCTGTTTGCATTTACATCTGCGCTGTCATAATTACCATCACTCACCGCCGAAAATTGATTATCTTCAAAAACGACCCCTTTAATCGTGTTAGGAAAATCATCACTTGCAATTCTGTTTAAAACAACTCGCATGATAAGTGCTTGTGCTTTTAAGTCTGTGCCACCCTCGCTACGGGCAATCTTCATAAGTATCTGGCACTCTTCATATGTAAAACAAGGGCAAGTGTCATTTATCGGCTGTTCTTTTAATGAGTAGAGTTGTTGGAAATCCTTATCAGACAGATAGTAGACTTGTTTCATCCCCCCCTCGATAGATTTTGGTATAAGAGAATCATTAGCCCTCACGTCTTTTGTTGCCAACACCATCAAGGCAGACAAGGAAAGTAATAAAACTTCACTCACCAATCGGGTGTACATCTTTGGCAAAGAAACCTTTTTCATTTTCACTCCCTGTAAAGAACACTTCCTGACCTACTCTTACATCTCCTTTAAGGTATTTCAGCAAAAAGAAGTATGTTTCCCCATCGTAGGCATCAATGAATCCGTAATCATTCTTGTTTCTTTTCTTCTTGATTATCTTTGTTACTATTCCTCGCATATATCCCCTTTATAACCTCATATACCTGAGTCGTTATCGGTAGTTTTACTCTCGTCAGGTTTATTTCTTTTCCAGATTGATCTAGGTTAATTACTTTCATAATCGCTAAGTCGCTTTCTTATGTAATCAACACCTTTTTGGAATACAAGAGTCTTAATGTTAATGCCTACTTCGCCATATCCCTTATCAAATTTCTGTTCTACGACTCTGAAATATCCGGCATCAATGTATTTCTGATAAGGATGATTGTTGCCATCAAGTATCTTCATATCCCTAAGATGTTCAAACAGCTTATTTCTCCCATAACCAAGATCAAGAACTTTGGCTACACTCTTCATGTCAATCGCATCTTTAGAATCGGTTACTGCATCAAAGAACTCAGCTTTTGGTTTAAGCTCTTCAATCTGTTTATCTCTGTCAGCAATAATCTTTTGAGCAACCACAAGGGCATTAGCTACTATTTGCTCCGGCGTGAGATTTTCCTGGTTTGCGATATAACCGCCATTCTTTCTGATGGAAGGGATGACTTCTGATGTTACCCAATGCTTAAACTTTCTTGCGCTTGATAATTTACTGCTAAAGATTAAAGAATACAGACCGCTTTCACTAATTACAGTAAATTCCTGGCGTCCGCCAAGGGTGTCGCAATTTGCTACTCCCTTATCTTCATTATCAATATGCTTTGCTAAAGCATCTCTTGAATTGGAATATCCAAGAATTGCTGCAACGTCTTTTCCAATAAACCAAGGCTCGTTATTGATTTCTATAACCCTGATTTTTCCAAATTCGGCATTCTCAAAAATTTGTAACTCGTTCATGTTCTTCGCCCTTTAACTATCATGTTATGAAAGTTTTAATTCAAAAAAATATCGTTGCGCTCGGCAGAATCCATCTCAAGATAATCCCCAAGTTTATCTAACTCATCTATAAAGAACTTTGCTTTGCCATTCATCTTGGCGCAGAACGTTGCTGGTGTCCGATCTATGGCTTTGGCACACTGTTCATAGGTCTTATCCTTTTCTCGAATCTTACCTTTTAACTTTGCCAGATTCATATTCACTCCTTCCTGTAATTTCAAGCCCATGTTTTTTGCTATGGGCTTTTTGAAAAATCATAATACGATACTATCACACTATGAAAGTTAATGCAATACAAAATGTTTGATATTTTTTACTTTGATTATAATTTTCTTGAATACCATGATAATTAGCACTACAATAAACGTAGGAGGTGGATTATGAATTTTAAAGAGCGTGTAGGGCAAAATATAGAACATTATCGCAAGCTGTCAGGGCAGACTTTGAAACAAGTAGCCGATAAAGTTGGACTCACTGAAGCTACTATGCAAAAGTACGAAAAAGGGCAGATTAAACGTGTTGATGTTGAACTGTGCCAAAAGATTGCTGATGCCTTAGAAACCACTCCTGACAATATAACGGGATGGCTTAATAACGCCGATAAGGAATTAAAACACCAAGAGCGCATTGAGCAACGTTCTAATAAGTTTGATGCGTCTTTTGATGGTCTTTCTTTTGAACAGCAGAAACTTATAAACACATTCATCCGGCAGATAAAACAAGGAATGGTTGCTATGCCACTTTCCGTTAAAGAATCCGATTTCATTAACAAGTATAGGCTCATTGATGACAATTCAAAAGAGATCATCAATGCATCGTTAGAAACCGCCTATAAGGTTTATTTAAGTTCGGAAAAAAGAGAAAACACTGTGTCATAGTTCAGTTTAAGAGGTAATCGTTATGATAGCAGCTTTATATATCCGTGTCAGTACCGACAAGCAAAGAGATAAGGGTTATTCCATCCCTGAACAGAAAGAACGCTTGCAAGCGTACTGTAAATCTAAAGATTGGGTTATTGGAAAGATTTATACCGATGGCGGCTACACAGGCAGTAACCTTGACCGCCCCGCCCTAAAAGAGATGATATCCGAAATAGATAACTATGATATTGTCCTTGTGAATAAATTAGACAGATTATCACGCTCACAAAAAGACACTCTCTATCTTATTCAAGATGTATTTGCCCCTCATGGCTGTTCGTTTGTTTCCATGCAAGAATCATTTGATACTACTACCCCTATCGGAATTGCAATGGTAGGAATACTGTCTGCATTTGCGCAGCTTGAACGTTCACAGATTAAAGAACGTATGAAGATGGGCAAGGAAGGGCGCAAGAAAAAAGGCTTATGGCATGGTGGTGTAAATATCCCTCATGGCTACGACTATAAAGATGGCATACTGATTCCGAATGATGAGGCATTCCAGGTAAAACAGATTTACGAGATGTACTTGCAAGGCACATCAATAAGGGATATCGCAAGGTATTTGCAATCACATTATACCACTCGCTACACCTCATGGAATTATGTAGGCACTGTTCGCAGAATCCTAAGTAACAAAGTCTATATTGGCATGATTGGGGAATATAAAGGACAACATGAGCCGATTATTGATTTAGATACTTTCGATAAGGTTCAGGTCATGTTGGAAGATCATAAGAAGGGTAAAAAGACTCCCACTGCAAAACACCTCTTAACAGGGATATGCTATTGCGGTTATTGTGGTAATCGTGTTCGTTCTTGTGCATCTGTCACCAAGAATAAAAAGTATGGCTATTATCGTTGTGGAAGTAAAGACACCTCTTCACTTGATAAGCTGGATTCAAAATGCGAATTGAAACCTCAAATAGAAAGTGAAATAGATCAAATAATAATAAGTGAAATCTTAAAAATAAAGCTCGAAAATGTAAAATTTGAGTCAAAAAATGAAATTATACCAGATAATTCTAAAGAAATAGATAAAATCTCAAAACAGATAGACCGCCTTATAGACCTCTACGCTATCTGCGGCGATAACGTAGAGGAATTGGCAAAGAAGATTAACACATTGAAAAGGAAAAAGAATGAGCTTGAAAAGGTAAACATCAAGCCAAGAAAAGCAGTTAAGAGCCAAATAATAGACTCTTTAAAGATTGCAAGAGATACCTTCGAGAATGGCACTCAGAATGATAAGAAACTCATAGTGAATGCCCTTATCGACAAGGTAACTCTATACAATGACACCATAAAAATAGAGTGGAAATTTTTGTGATTATTTTTTTATAGACATTTTACCTTTGATTTTATCCATAGGTATGAACCCTATAAATTGTATTCAATCATTTTTGTGAATGCTTTGCTTAATCTTGTCCATAGGCGAAATGTCTATGAACTACCATAACCGATAACATCGGGAATGGTTTCTACAATACCAAAACAGTATAGTAAGGCACGTTCACAGTGCCGCTACTCCGTCGGGCAAAACCCTTCGGCATACTTGAAAATGTTATTAGTGCGCTTGTGACGCGTGGGAACTAACACCTTGTATATTTTACGCACCACAGGTTCTTGATTTGTTAGATTCGTGGCGCAACCACCTATATACAGTTTTCAATGTTCCGATATACTTATTCTATCGTGAACAGTTGTTCGTGTAAAGGCGATTCATCCCACATCCGATTTTGTCGGAAGGGGTTTTCGTACGTTGTCTATAAAAGCAGCTTAGCCAGAGTTTTCTGCCCTACTATGCCATCTGCCACAAGCCCGTGTTCACGCTGATAGTCAATAACGGCGTTTCTTGTGATTCTGCCGAATGTACCATCAACAGCAAGTGAATATCCGTACTTGTTAAGCTCAAACTGTAGCCACTTTACACCCTCGTTCTTTACGCCAAGTTTGAGCGTGCCTGTTGGCGGCTTGTACGGATTTCTTTCTACGCTGTTATCATCCACGAAATCATACTGAGTTAAATTGAAGTTCCGTATAGTTGTCAGTACGGAATTAACCTCAGTAGAGCTTGTCATGTAACCACACGCTTTTATTGCTTTCATCTGTGATTCAAAGTCCATGTAGGACTTCACTCTTGCATAAAGTCTTGTGTTAAGCAGCTCATAGTAGTTAAGAATACACTGTTGCAGATTCTTATACGACCTGAACGCCGCTTGGATAATCGTATGCTTTCCTATAGTGTACTCTTCCTTAGTCTTGGAAGTAAAGAATGTCTTATCCCAATACTTAGTAGCGGTTTTTCCTGTGCCTACTTTCTGCCCCAAAACTGCATTATGCTTATACATAAGCCGTGAGCCATCTGTGCCATATCCAAAGCCAGACTCTATACACGCCATGCCAATACACACTGAGGGCTTTACTTTGCCAAGGGTCTTATAGGCATACTGAGCAAGCGGCGCAATCTCTTTGATAAATTCTTTTTGCTGTTGTTCTGTTACCATACGATCACCCCTTTAGCTGCTTGATTGTCTGTAATACTTTGTCATAAGAAACCATACTTCCAATCCATATACAGACCGCCATAAGCCCGATACAGATTATGTTCTGCGCAGAAAAATCAATATCAAAACAAAGGTAAGAAAATACAGACCCAAAAATACCGACAATAGCAGCAGAAACAAGCGCAAGAATGTTGCTAGATACTCCTGTGAATGTTTTCTTGCAAGCCTGAGTAAGTAAAGATGAAAAAGCACTACCAATAGTAAACAGATACATAAATAATTCAATGGTCATAATTTTCTCCTTTCGTATTATTCATCGCCCTTTTTGAGTTTCAACCGCTTTATCATAGCAAGAAGCGTGATTTCGCCCCCGAAGAATCCATAGACACCTACTGTAAGCGAAGTTGATAACTCAATCCCTGTAACCCATTGAAAGACAACACCAACAATCGTATACAGGATGATTACTGTAAAACAAAAAATCAAATACTTATCAAGTGCTGATAATTTCTTTTTATTCCGTTTCTGTAATTGTTCAATCCCCGTTTTCATGTATGCACTCCTTTAACTGTGCTATATGATTGATTTTGCCTACTTCACCGAGATTATCCAATTCTGCTGCTGACATATGTTGTAATAATAAAAGGAACAGGCTATCTATTACGTCAGCCTGTTCCTTAATGATGTTACTCTGAGTCTGTATCGTTTCCGTCAGATTCATCTTTCGATACCGTACCATCTTCATTTATTACATATCCGTCAGCAAGCACCTGATTTGTTACTTTTGTTCTCCATGTTGTGGGAACATCTGTGATCTTCCATGTTTCGCCTGTCTTTGAATTGATTTCTCTCTCTTCTAAAACTCTGCAATATTTACGTACCATCTCTTAGCCCTCCAATGCTGAAACTCTCTCTTCAAGTTCGCCAATCTGCTCTGCCAGGTCAAAAATACTCAGTGAGTTTTCATCAACTGCATCTGCAAGATCAAAGATACCATCAGAGTTTTCATTAACACCTACAGTAAGCGTCTTGTTATCCTCTGGCGCAACGCCCTCATACTCTGTGAATGTTCCGTCTGTGTGATAAACAAACTTATTAGGCGCATAACCAGATGGAAGTGACACAACCGGAATGCAATCAACAACAGTGTTGAAGTCCACCACAAGTGATGAACTTGCAAGAGGTCTTATAACGCTCTTACTGCCAAGCACACCTATCGGATTGTCACTCTTTCTCTTAACAATGATCTTCTTGCCCGTTGTGGGATTCTTGCCAACATATAAAAGCGATGGCGTTGCATCAAGCACAACGTAGTCCTGATTCAAATGTACATACATTCTCATTCTCCTTTCTTACAAACAACTCATTATATAGCTTGTCCATAGCGACTATTGTGCGATATTCGTACTTGTATCTCTTGGAGTAATTCTTGGAAGTAGAATCCATGCTCTTAAGATATCCACGCCATGATTGATATTGTTGTGACACGATATCATACGAAAGACCCATTTTATAAAAGCTCTTTAGTTTCTTACGTTCTCTGGTGATGTTCTTGTTACAATGTTTGATTATCACCTTGCCGCTATCACTCAGCCAATACCTCTTTTTAAGGAATGTAAAGCCATGTGATAACTTGACTATCTGTGTCTTTAGCCTGTTCAGATTGATTTTTAACTCAGCAAGGATAACGCAGATTTCATCCAGGATTCTCCATGCGTCAGCTTTTGTTTCGCAGAAGATGTAAAAGTCATCATTGTATCTATGGTAAAACTTGATTCTCAGCTTGGTTTTTATGAACTGATCTAATCTATTCGGTACAGAAACCGCATAAATCTGATTAAGCTCACTGCCAAGCCCTAAACCAATCTCGCCATAGTGTTTTATCTGCTGTGCGACATACTCAGAAAATCTCTCATCATCAAACTTACTCTTTATCAATCCCAACAATACATCATGGTCTATACTGTCAAAATAAGACTTAAAATCACCTACTATGACATATCCATCCGTGCCATGCCATCTATACCACTTACGTAAATGTTGTAAAAGGCGTTTCCTTGCTCTGTTTGTTCCACGCCCTTTAAGGCTTGCGCTGTTGTCATAGATAAGCGAGTTCGTGAGCATTGGAATAAAACTGTTCTGCGCCAGGGCTTTTTCTGCCACTCTCTGGCGTATTCCAATGCTCCTTATGTGTCTTTGTTTGCCTCTTTCACTGACAGTAAAGCAATAGAACTTCTTGAACGTATCAACGCCGTTAAGTAAGTCCTGATTAAGCGAATAGCTGTTTCTTAAAAGCCTAAATCCGTAGTTCTGTACTGATGCTTTCCATTTAGTATTCTTTCTGCACTTGCGATAAGATTTAATCAGAGAATCAACAGATACCGCCTTATCAAAATCCCCATGCATACTATTAAGGTATTGTTTTCTCTCAAGCCGTTTTTGTTTTCTTCTCTGATATCTTATCTCGTGTCGCTCTTTTGAAGTCATCTTGTAATACTCTTTCTTCTGACAAATATAGTATCGTAGTCCATAGACATGAAATAGGGATTTATGTCAGCTACCCTACCATGCAAGTAGCGTCCGTCTATGGCTCATCAAGATGTATATTTACCCCGTAGGGATGGTCACAAACTCCTTTATCTCTTCTTATCAATGATTTCACTTGCGTTACTTTGTCTATATTTTCGAGATAAATCAGGGGAGCAGCCCATTAGCGTTGCTGGCGTTGTTGTTGTTCGGAGTGCCCGAAGTATTGACATTGCAGAAGTTAGTGGAGTTGCTGATATTCGGGGAACAAAGCCACCAATTCGTAGCCGCAAATTTATCAGTCTGTAACCTTTAATCTCTCATTGTCGGATTTTATCCAATTGTTTATAAGAGTTTCTTCATTCACCATTCTCGTAATTATGTCTACCATCGTGCCATTTGGAATGGGTAATCCTAAGTTCTCCGCAAGATCAAACTTACGCAAGATATTCTCGCATTTTATGTATGCGTATCTTGCGTAAGTTTCTCTTCTCTCTGCAAACGTAGGATTAAGCGGAAGTAAATTGGCTGCCTCAAGATAATCTACCATCTTGTGTGCATCATCTAATAAATCTGTTGTGAGAACGAATCTGTATCTCTTTGGGAAATACTTTTCATTCATACATATCTTCATTAGATATGCCTCTATTTCTCTCGCTTTATCCCTCACTTCAAACGGGGATTCGTGCTTAAACCTTGATAGTGTTGACATAAT